CCGCTTCACCCGCTCCCGCATGTTGTCTTCAGGTATCCAGAAGTGCGGCTCCACCCAGAAGCGGCCATCATCCAACTGGAACAGCAGGCAAAAACAGGTGGTGTCGAACGTGCTGGCAAGGTCGAGCCCCGCGAAACACTCCCTGCCGTCGAGCATCACCGGGCACGGCTCGTTCCCCTGTGCCCAGTGATCCATCCGCAGCCACCGCGTGTCCTGCTCTGTCCACTGGTTCAGGTGCAGACGCCGGAAGGTGTTCTCTTCGCTCGGCATGTCCTGTGCCCGCTTGCACCGCACCCGCAGGTCATCAAGCTTCACGCTCACGCCAAGGTTCGGATTGGCTTTCTTCCAAGTCGCTGGCTTCGTCCAATCGTCTTTAGGATCGGCGGCATAGATCGCAGGCAGGAAGGTGGGATCTTTGATCGCCCCGTCCTGCACCGCCAGGGCATACTTCCAGATCTCCCAGCAGATGCTCTTGCGGTCGAAGCCTGCCGTGGTGATCGCCACGCACAGCGGCTGCCGCCGGGCTCCTGTCGAGGTGGTCATAACATCCCAGAGTTCACGGTCGGACTGCGCGTGCAGTTCGTCGAAGATGATCCCGTGAGCGTTCAGCCCGTGCTTCGTGAACGCCTCGGCAGACAGTGCCTTGTACGTGGAATGCGTGTCCTCTCGAACGATCGAGTTACGGAACACCCGCAGGCGGCCCCGCAACTTGGGCGAGTTTTCCACGCACACTTTCGCCATCTCGAACACCAGGCGGGCCTGGTCACGATCGGCGGCACACGAATAGATCTCCGCACCGGGTTCGCCATCAAAAAGAAGCTTCAAAGCGATGCCAGCACATAGGGTGCTCTTCCCGTTCTTTCTCGGAATCGCCAGCAGGCTTGTGCGGTACTGCCGCACGTTGCCGTTCATCGTGCCGAACAGCGTGGAGATGTATTCCTTCTGCCACGGCTCCAGCAGGAACGGCTTGCCGCCGAGCTCGCCCTTGGAGTGGGTCAAGTTCTCTTGAAAGAAATCGACGGCAATCGATGCCGCATCTTTATCAAGCGAACATCTTGGCGTCCCGGTCGTTTTCTTGCGGGCCTTGGTCAACGGCAGAAACCCTTGAAAGTGCAGATGCGGTGAGGCCGAACTCGGCGGCGAACTTCAGCATCTGGTTTCGTGCGTCACGCTTCCGGTTCCACGCCGGGTGATTAGTAACCCTACCCTTGTCGTCCATGATTGTGGTGCCGTTCGCCTTGAGTTCCCGATCGGCTTCCACCATGTCGGCAAACGAATCGCAGTAGGCCGCGAGTGTCTGCTGGTGGCGCGGGCTCATCACCTTGGACGCTTCGAGCATGGGAACGATCCGCTCCCACTCGGCACGGGCGACATCGGCCAGCCAATCCGGCGACGGGGGAACGCCAGGCGGCGCGTCGATTCCGGTCTTATGCGGCCCCCTAACGCGGGAGCCACGCAGGCTAAGTATCTGCTTAGGCGTCGGCTTGCGGCCCTTACCCATTGTCGGCCCTCACGAAAGTTCCAATTTCAGCCCTGCGCACGCAGAGGATAACCGGGTGGTTTGTTACGGCGTTGGCCCCTATGATCCGACCCACCCCCTAGTTGTTGCATTTTGCGGCAGTCTCTCTCGCCGTCTTCCTGCTGTGGCAAGCTAGGCACCGTGCCGCTCCGTTCGCCACGTCGTAACGATCGCCGCCCTGCATGATGGGCATGATGTGGTCCGCGTGCATCTCACGCCCGTGTGCCACGCGGCCACAGTCAACGCATTGCCAGTTGCACTTCGTGAGCACAGCCTGACGCCACAGCTTGTGTGCCTTGTCGCAGTAGCCCCGTGCCGCAGCGTTGGGCCTGGCCGTGTCGTCACGCCTTGGGCCTCGCGTCCGTAGACGTGGCGGCCTGTGGCTCGGCATCCGTGTAGGCATGGGCCGCCTAGCTCTTGAACATCACGAAGCCGGTCGTGCCCGTGCTGTTGGTCGTGGAGCTGACGATCTTGAGATACTCGGTGCCGAACACTTCATCGGGCAAAGCGTATGCCCGGCCTTCTGTGGTCGATGCCGCCAGCGTCAGGTCTGCCACGCTGCCATCAACCTTGTACAGGCGTCGGAACGCACCAGTAGGGGCGGAACCCACCCACATCTGTAGCGACGTGGCAGCGGTGGACATGGTGCCAAACGAGACGACAGCCCCTGCAACGTCACGCATGTCGAGCGTGGTAGCCAGGCTGGTGGCTGTGTGCAGCGTAATGTCGAAATCCCTGTGCTTGCGGCTGATCGTGGCATCGGACATGTGTGGTCTCCTGTGCCTCTAGGCTAGGCATCTGTGCCGTTCCCCTTGCAGTAGCAGGGGTGGCCGTCTTCTCAATGAAGAGCGTCAGATGTCCAGCATCTCGCCCGGAATCATCGCTCGTATTTCTTCCGCGAGCCGTCGCTCCTCCGCTGTCGGCTCGCCATGCTTGCACAGGCTGCGGCAGGTCTGGTCGATCTGCCACAAGACCTGCCTCGCCTCCATGCCCAGCCGAGCGGCATCGTACTCGGCCTGCTCGTCGGGCAGCGTGTAGGTGAGCGTTGCGGTGGGCATTTATAGGGAAGTTATCATGGTTTATCGACGCTGCACTCGCCGGGTGTACGGTGCGGCCGTAGTGTAGCGATTTCCAGTTTCCAGTTTGTGATAGGTCGTGGTCTATCGGAAACAAACCCTATGCACTTTTTCTTACAGGACGAGGTTTCCGACGCCGGATACTGCCCACCGATACTAGGCCGGATACTGGTGCTATAGCGTCATTCCGCGTCAGCGAAATTCTCGCACAGTTCCGAGAACGCCTCGCCAGCCGCCCCCTGAACTAAGGCGACGTACTTCTCTAGCGCCGCAAGTCGCTCGGCACACTCATCCAGCAAGTCGGCGGCCTCTTGCACGCGGAACCGAACATAGGCAGGCAGCGTATCGATGCCAGACTTCTGGTCATTCAGAACCATGACACGCAATGCTGCGGCGGAAATCTCTGGCAGGTGGGAAAACGTGTCGTACTTCCCTGCTCCTTGTTCCATGAATCACCTTCCTTTCGGGGAGTCATTCTACCCCAATAGCAAGGCGGCGAAATACCTTTTCCGCGCTCTCTAGTTGGGATAGCGCAGTTCAGATCGCCGGGTCCGCTGGCAGCAGCGCTACCGCGTCGGCCCAAGGGATCACCTCAACGTTGGGCAACAGCACCGCCTGATCCGCTGCGCCCCACATGCCCGCCAACAGACCGCCCGGCATGACTTCGGTGAGGATGTCGCCGCAGAGCATCAGCCGCCCATCGGTGAGAACGCTAGGCATCGGCACGCAATTCGTGGAGCCGTGTTCCGCGTGGAGTTCCGCGAGCCTGCCAGCCAGTTGGGGCGTGAAGATGAGAGCCAGCCCTTGGGCTTCGGCGTAAGAGATCGGGAGCGTGAGGTCTGCGAGTGTCATGTGCGACCCAGTGCTGTGTTAAGCGCCGATAGTGCAGTGTGAAAGTTGGCAACCTGCGTGTCGGTCATGTCGTCACCAATGCTGTACATACGAAGTGAAAACCCAGGATTGTCGCCGCTAGCTGTTCCAGTAAGGTTGTTGCGAAAGACAAAAAACGGAAAAGAACTGGCTGCGATGCCGGTTGTGGAGGTCGCAGAAACGCCGTTCGCCACTCCATTTCGATACATCGTCAGGCTGGTGGCGGAGTTGCGAGTCCCCAGCAAGAACGCGGCTGGTCTAGCGCCTTGAATGGTTGTGGTTGAGTTGAGGTTTGTTGTTTTCCCAAGTTTGATGCTGTCAGGCTGCGCCGCCGCTGCCCTTACGGTTGTACTAAGTTGCCAGCGGTCCGTTGCTCCGTTGTGAGCACCGATAAGCGTGGGGTCTGTATCTGCGCTGCCTGTCGTTCCATGCCACGCCGCTAAGTGCATGGATTGGTAGACGCCTGCGGGGATCGCGTCAGGAGCCAAGCCTGTGTTTAGGTGCTTGGTGGCAGACAACTGCGTGGCAAGCCCTACGCTCTCAGAAAAGTCTCCGCTGACGAAGTTGGTGTTCGTCTCGGTGGTGTTGCCGTACTGCGTCCCGCCCAGCGACGGGCCTCTGAACAGCGGCACCAGTGCGGCCGAAAGCCCGGTGCCGCAGAACAAGTTGAGGCGGTAGAACCTGTCGCGGATGCCCGCCGATTCGATGTCATTGCAGAACGTGTTGACCGCGTTCGCCGTCGCGGTGCTGACGGTGCCGCCGTTCAGGTAGACGTTGTTGATCCAGGCTTGGGCGTCGGCGTTGGTGGCGGTAGGGGCGAGCGTCACGCCCCACTTGTTTGCGAGGTAGCGCTCAATTACTCCTCGCTGGATGTCTGTTAGTGCAGCGCTATAAACCAATATCTCGCAAATGCGACCATTAAGAAATACAAGGGCA